GAAAAGTCATGCGTGAGTACAAAGAGGGAACTTTGCATTCTGGGTCTAAAAAGGGGCCAGAAGTGACTTCCCGCAAGCAAGCAATTGCCATTGCATTGTCTGAAGCTGGCATGGCAAAACCTAAGAAGAAGGCCAAGAAATGAAGCCTGGACTTTATTCCAACATCGCAGCAAAGCGTAAGCGTATAGCTGAAGGTTCTGGCGAGAAGATGCGTAAGGTAGGGGCCAAGGGTGCGCCTACTGCCGCTGACTTTAAACAAGCTGCAAAGACTGCAAAGAAGGTTAAAAAGGTGAAGTAGATGAAATCTCCTGTTTGGCAAACAAAAGCTGGTCAAAATCCAAAAGGCGGCTTGAATGCCAAGGGCAGATCATCTTATAATGCGGCAACTGGCGGGGACTTAAAACCTCCCGTCAAATCAGGGGATAATCCCCGTAGAGCAAGTTTCTTGGCTCGAATGGGTAACATGGATGGCCCTGAGTTCAAGAATGGTGAACCAACGAGACTGCTTCTTTCGCTAAAGGCATGGGGTGCAAACTCCAAGGCTGACGCAAAGGCAAAAGCTAAAGCTATATCCGCAAGGAACAAGGCAAAGGCGAAATGAGAGCATTATCAGTTGGTGTTAGTCCTACAGCGGCAGTAGACACAACAGTCTATACCTGTCCAAAGGGCTATTACGCCAAATTTACTGTAATGTATATACACAATACAGGTGGCTCTACCAAGCATATAACTGTTCAATGGTATGACGCAAGTGCTAATACCACTCTTGATATATTGACTCAGTATAGTTTTCAATCAAAAACATATCTTCAGTTTGATGGCAATGCCTACATTGTTTTAGAAGAAGATGACAAGTTAAAAATAACTACTGAGGCGGGAAGCTCCTTCAGTTTTATAGCCACATTTGAACAAGAAGGGTTGACTAGAGCATGACACTACTAGAACTTGTCAACGATGTGTTGATTCGCTTGCGTGAGCCTGTTGTAACCACTTACAACGAAACCACCTATTCCACTCTGATTGCCAAGTTTGTCAATGACACAAAGCGTCAGGTTGAAGATGCTTTTAGCTGGAATGCACTTGGTCAAACAGTCACTATTACTACTGCCGCTGGCACTTATCAGTATGGTTTAACTGGTGCTGGACAGAAGTTCCAAGTGATGGATGCCATCAATGCAACGAGCAATATTGGCCTGAAAAACACCACCTTTGTGGATATGAATCGTAAGCAGAACTTTTCTGTGGTTATGACAGGTATCCCAAGCGAATACAACTTTGATGGCGTGGATGCAAGCTACAACGCCAAAGTAACAGTGTATCCAAGGCCAGATGGCGTTTATAGCCTTATGTTTGCTTTGGCAGTTCCACAGGCTCCATTAGCGGCAGATGGCACTGTCATTCTTGTGCCTGATGTAGTTGTTGCTCAAGGCGCTTATGCAAGGGCATTGGTTGAGCGTGGTGAAGATGGTGGACTGTCTTCATCTGAGGCTTACACACTGTTTCGATCCATGTTGTCGGATTACATTGCCTTGGAGGGCAGTCGTTATCCTGAGAATCAAGAGTTTGTTCCGCAATGACACAGCAAATCCAGACCTTTTCTGTTTCAGCCCCAGGCTTTTATGGGCTGAACACACAGGACTCTCCGCTTGATTTAGCGGCTGGATACGCTGCGATTGCTACAAACTGCGTGATTGACCAGTATGGGCGCATTGGCTCTCGCAAGGGTTGGTCAAGGGTAAATACATCCTCTGGCAACTTGGGAGCCAACAATGTTGGTGTTATCCATGAGTTGGTGCAGACTGATGGCACTTTGACTGTTTTGTTTGCTGGAAACAACAAGCTGTTTAAACTGAGTGGAACAAGTGTTGTTGAGTTGACCTATGGGGGGGGAGGTACTGGCCCCACCATTACCGCAAGCAACTGGCATTGTGCTTCTTTGAATGGAATCACATATTTCTTTCAGTCAGGTTATGACCCACTGATCTATGACCCTGCTGTAAGTACCACCACATACAGGCGTGTGAGCGAGAAAAGTGGTTATGTTGCGACTGCTCCACAAACCAACATTGTTATCTCTGCCTATGGTCGCTTGTGGACTGCTAGTAGCACTGCTGACACTGTAACTGTCTACTTCTCTGACTTGCTGGCAGGTCACATCTGGTCAACAGGAACTGCTGGTTCTTTGGACATCTCACGGGTATGGCCCAATGGGTCTGATGAGATTACAGGGTTGGCGGCACACAATGGATTCTTGTTTATCTTTGGCAAGCGTCAAGTCTTGATTTATGCAAATGCGACTACTCCATCAAGCCTGTCTCTGAGTGACACTATCAGCAATGTTGGTTGCATTGCAAGGGACTCTATTGCCAATACAGGCAGTGATGTGGTTTTCTTGTCAAACAGTGGTGTTCGGTCATTGCTTAGAACCATTCAAGAGAAGTCTGCACCTTTGCGTGACTTGTCTAAGAATGTCCGCGATGACTTGATGACAATTGTGAATGCTGAGACATTGGCAAACATCAAGGCAGTCTACTCAGAGTCAAATGCCTTCTATCTGATTAACTTTCCTCTTGCCACCCAAACCTACTGCTTTGACACCAAGGCGGCTTTGCAAGATGGTTCTGCGCGGGTAACTGTATGGGATTCCATCACGCCAACTGCTTTCCTTGCTAAACGCAATGGAGACTTGTTGATTGGCAAGAATGGCTATGTGGGCAAGTATGGAACCTATCTTGACCATGCAAGCACATACCGATTGCAGTATTTCACCACTTATGCTGACTTGGGACAGCCCAATGTCACATCTATTCTGAAGCGTATTGCTGTGGTGGTGATTGGTGGCTCAAGCCAAGGCTTCATCATCAAGTGGGGATATGACTTCTCTGGTCAGTATTACTCAACCACATTGCAAATCCCTCAGTCAACTGTGTCTGAATATGGGACTGCTGAATATGGGGCAAATGGTGTTCCTGTTGCCTACTACTCAGATGGCATTTCTTTGCAGACTTTGGTTGGTCAAACATCAGGTTCTGGCAAGACTGTGCAGACGGGTTATGAAGTGCAGATCAATGGGTATCCTGTGAGCATTCAAAAGATTGAGATTCAAGCCAAGAATGGCAAACTGGTTTAAGGAAGAAACATGGCAAATTACACCAAAACCACCAACTTTGCGGCTAAAGATGCTTTGTCGCCAGGGAATGCAAGCAAGGTTGTCAAGGGAACTGAGATTGATACTGAGTTCACCAACATTTCCACTGCCATTTCAACCAAGGCAGATGGAACCTTCACCAACTTTAGCTTTGTTGAGAGTGGGTCTAATCTGCTTATTCGTCATTCAGGAACAGATGTAATGAAGATTGACAGTTCTGGCAACCTGACTGTGTTGGGCAACATTGTGGCTAACGGCACTGTTTGATGAAAGCAGTACAAAACAATCTCAATGTAACTTGCAAGTGCTTGCAGGTTCTTTTGGCATTGGGGGTGTGATATGGCAAAAACCTTATACATATATAACCCAGCAGACAATACAATATCTAAAGATGGAGTAACAAGACCATACTTAGGCGGTGTTGGATTTGATGCGCCTACAGTTCAAAGTGGTGGCGGTGGTGTTTTTGGTGCCATTAGCAATGCAGCTACAAACTTATTTCAACCTGCTGAACAGACAATAAATCAAGCCGCCGTTCAACTAGACAAAGATTTAAGCCTATCTCAAAACGCACCACTGATTGCTGCAATTGCTCTGAGCGTTGCGGCTCCAGGAGTTGGTTCGGCTATTGGTCAACAGATGATAACTGCTGGACTGCTTCCAGCGGCAACATCTGCGGCTGTGGCTACGGCAGTTGGAACTGGTATAGCAAATGCCGCCCTACAAGTTGCTCAAGGTAAGTCTCCAGAAGAAGCATTAAAAGCTGGTGTTATTGGCGCTGCTGGTGGTGCTGTTGGAAGTTATCTTGTTGGTGACCCTGGTGCAATAAATAATTTTGTCTCTAGCACATCAACCAATCTTTTGGCTGGCAAGCCTCCTGAAGAAGCTATTAAGTCTGGGATTATCAGTTCTGGTGCTGGTCTTGCTGGTGGCACTGTTGCACAAGGAACTGGTTCTGCTGTTGCAGGACAAGTAGCTGCTGGAACTACTGCTGGTTTGCTTGCTGGTCAAACTGGTGAGCAAGCATTGATTCGTGGTGTTGGTAACATAAAAGTTGATGGCCTTACATCATCAATCCCACCAAGCACAACTGCATTTGATACAACAACTGACATTTCAGACACATCTGGGTTTGATATACCCACACCAACACCACAAACACCGATTACTGGAAATACTGGAGGAAATATGGCAACCTATGATGACCCAACAGGCGGGGCTGGTCAATATTATGGAACAGAAGATGATTTTTACAATCAACTTTACAATTATCAAGGAACTCCAATTGATTATGCAACTGATCCAACAGGCATGATGAATAGTAGTAATACACAGTTTTACGATGATCCAACAGGTGGTGCTGGTGGGATGGGGACAAATCAAAACCCAGCCATGTATGGGAACCTAACTGTTGGGCAACTGCAAAGATTGCTTAGTGGTACTGCTGGTGGTGCTGGCGCAAGACCCCTAACTACAGCACAAAGAACTGCTCAACAACAGGCATTAGGGTCACTTTTAGGTGGCGCTGTTGGTGGCGTTGGTGGTATTTTGGCTGGAGAAACTGCGGCTAAAGCTGCTGAAGAACAAGCCAGGATGATTTCTCAGGCAACTGGTCAAGCTGTTGGTGGCTCTCAGTTTAGACCCGTTGGAACAACTACAAGGTTTGGCACAAGCCAATTCCAAGTTGATCCTACAACTGGTCAATTGACAAGTGCTGGTTATCAGTTAACCCCAGAACTCAAGGCAATGCAAGATCGAGTCATGGCCTTAACTGGTAAAGGCTTGACTGAGGCAGAACTAGCAGCAGATCGATATGCTCCTTTGACTACTGGCGCACAAGGCTTATTTGGCCTGGGTCAACAATATCTGGCTCAGTCTCCTCAACAAGTTGCTGCTGATTACATGGCTAAACAGCAAGACTTGCTTGCTCCTAGCCGTGAGCGTCAATTGGCTCAATTGCAAACCCAACTGTTTAACACTGGTCGTGGTGGCCTGTCTGTTGGTGGCACTGGTATGCGCCCAGGTGGTGGTGAAGGTCTACGGGCATCATCTCCTGAGATGGAAGCCTACTACAACGCTTTGGCTCAACAAGATGCTCAATTGGCTGCTGGCGCACAACAAGCTGGTCAACAACAAGTTCAGTTTGGTGCTGGATTGATGGGTACAGGCGCTAACTTGCTTGGTGCTTATGGTCAGGGCTTGACGGGTGCTTATGCGCCATTCAGCACTGGTATTGGCGTTGGTTCACAGCTTGAGCAACTTGGACAACAGCCTTTGTCAATAAGTCAGCAATTGGCTCAATTGAGTTCTGCATCTGGTGCAAGGGCTGGCGAACTTGGAATCAGAGGAACCGCTGCGGCAGCGGCTGCTAGACTTCCTTCTATGCAATACAACCCATTGTCAAGGGCATTGGTTGGTGCTGGTGGAAACACTCAGTTTGGTGGCGCATTGGGTGAATTTATTGGCGGTGCACTTCCAGGACTATTTGGCACAGGAACCACCATAAATCCTTTGCGTACCGATGAGTTTGGCATTCAACCAGATGCCCTTTTTCCTGATTGGCAACAAAATCCACCATCAAATATTCCAATTGGTATTTCATACGATGAAAACTACGGGTTGGGCAAGTATGCTCGCTCTTAATCAAATTAAAATTAAGGAGTAATCATGGCAACAGATATTGTTGGAAGTTTGTTTGGTGTTAGCCCTGAGATGTATCAGGAAGATCGCAATCGTCAGGGGATGAGGGATGCTATTGCTATGGCACAACTTGACCCTATGCAATATGCAAATGCCGCTATCCAAGCTGGTGCTGGTCGTGCCGCTGGTGGGTTTGCTGGTTTGATGGGTGTAGAAGACCCTCAGATGCGTCTGATTAGCCAACGCAATGCCTTGGCACAACAGTTTGATGTAAGCACTCCAGAGGGTCTTGCTCAGTATGCAAGCGCTTTGCAACAGGCTGGAGACACTCAAGGTGCATTAGAAGCTGCAAATATCTCTCGTAAGGCCGCTAGTGA